CCTTATATCAAAAACGAGCTTGGCGAAAGAGTCGGTGTTGCACTTGGTACAGCTATTGCAGTAGGCAAAGGCAAACCGGGCGAAAACGAAACGTTTAAGCCGGAACCTTTGGGAATTGAAACTGCATTATTGGCAGAGGACGGCACCCCACAGGTAGTAACATATAATCCCGATGCATCTGCTTCTGCTTCCGACTCATTAACATACGACCGCTTCACCACAGCGATAGGGAAAATCCATTCGTCTTATTTGGCGGGTACCGCAATCTATGCCAACAATGCTACGATATGGGGACTGCTTGCTAACTTGAAAGATAACACGGGCAGACCATTGTTCATTCCTGACCTAACCTCCGGCGGAGTAGGCAGAATGTGGGGATTTGAGGTTAAAGCTGATGCAGGCGTAAGCAATGACACGGTTATCATCGGCAACCCCAACAAGGGTTATGTGCTGAACACCAACGAGCCTATGAGCCTTGCAACAGAGGAACATGTGAAAGCCAGAACAGTTGACTATGCTGCATATACGATTGTAGACGGAGGGGTACTTGATAACAAAGCGTTTGCACTAATAAAAAAATCATCTTAACCGTTAGCCCTGAAACAGCCACATTTGACCTCAACACAGGGGGAAATGGTTACGCAGATGTGGTGCTAACGGTTGCTGCCAATGTGGGCAGCGTAACCATAGGTGATGTCTACAACGGAGATACTAAGCTAACGAAGACAACTCACTACACTGTAGCAAATGGTAAAGTAACGCTAAAGACAGCTTACCTTGCAACCTTGACAGAGGATGATTACACAATCACAATTAAGACCAACAAGGGTAATGTGACGGCGGTTATAACGGTAATAGATACCACAACTTTGACGGCTGACCCGGCAACGGCAACATTTGACAAAAACACCGGAGGAGAAGGCTACGACGATGTGGCAATCGAAGTCAAGCACAATACCAGCGGAGTAACGCTAACGTCTGTTAAAAACGGAGACACGACATTGACACCAGACACACATTACACTACTGCCGGTCTGGTGATTACGATTCTCAAAACATATCTTAAGACTCTTGATGAGGGTGATGCTACAATCACTATTGAGACTAACAAGGGTAATGTGACAACTGTAATCACCGTTGAAGACACAACACCATCGGGTTAAAGGAGGAAATCGCTGATGAAATATGAAGTCATCCGGCGGTTTCGCGATAAGTACACCGGGGAGATTATTCTCCCTGGTGCAACTTTTATTTGTGATGAAGCCGACCGGATAAAAGATTTGACCGACAGGGGCATCATCAAAGCAATCAACCTCGACACAATGACAAAAAAAGAGATCATGTCGATGCTCGATGATAAGGGCATCGAATACAATGAACGGCAGACGAAAGCGGAACTCATAAAACTGTTAGGCGGTGATTAGATGCTTAAAGACGTAAAGACCGTATTGCGAATATCAAACAATGCTTATGACGCTGAGATTGAGGATTTAATCGAAGCCGCCAAAATTGATTTGAAACTGTCCGGAGTGAATATTAATAAGACGGTAACGCAAACATATACCCCAGAACCGACAGAAGAAAATCCCGAACCAGAGCCGGTAGAAATACAGGTTATGGACCCGCTTATCAAGAGAGCAATCATCGTTTACGTCAAAGCTAATTTTGGATGGAATAATCCTGATGCGGAAAAATTGCAACAGTCTTTCCGGATGCTGGAAACCCATTTAGCACTGTCGCAGGAATATGCAGAGGTGACGGAAGATGCTATTTAGGGATGTTGTAAAACTTATCAGCATTACTGTCACAGAAAATGACATGGGCGACATCATCGAAACACCGGTTGAGCGTGAAGTGTTCGCGGATAAGCAATCAATCCGGCAGTCTGAATTTTATCAAGCCGCGGCAACAGGACTAAGGCCGGAATTAATGTTTGTCGTGCGGACTATTGATTACAATCAAGAACCGAAACTAAAACACGGTGACAAAACATACACTATCATCCGTACATACGAAAAAGACGGGGAATTGATAGAGCTGATATGTCAGGGGGTTGTTAATAATGAGCATGCCAAAATCCGTAACTAAGATAAAAAAGGATGGTATCGAGTTTGTCTCCAATGTCGACAGAGCTCAATACACAATTCAAGAACTTTCAAGAGCAGCCCTAAAAGACGTTGCTAAGCTGCTCCGGAAAAGGATGGTGCAGGAACTCAAAACCCTGCCCGGCATGAGGCGGTCAAAACGTATCTACAACAGTACTCAATATTGGGTACGCAAGCAGGAATGTGATTTGCAAATTGGAGTGAAGCATGATGCTTGGTACGGTGTCAATCAGGAGCTTGGCACAAAAGGGATGCCGAAAAAGGGTGTCATCCGGGAAACAACCTTCAGGCACATTGATGATATACGCAGAATAGAGGGGCAGTACCTTTCGGCTATCGAGGACGAAAACCGGGCCTTGGGGCTGATGGACGAAGAGGAGGAAATAGGCGATGAAATACTTACGTGAACTGCTATACCCGCAATTGAAAGCCATACACCCTCGCGTGTATTTTCAGATGGCCCCGGACAATGCTCCGTTTCCGTACCTTGTTTATGACTTCACACAAATTACCAATGACGGAGAAGGATTTGAAACTGTTGCTGTCGACGTCGACGGATGGGACATACCAGCCGACGGAGATACAACGGCTTTGGAAACACTTATGCAAACCGCGAATGATGCACTCAACAAAAAGACGCTGACTGCTGAGGGATTGGCAGTCACTTTTTATCTTGACAGAAAAATTCCGCTTGTAGATGACAACCCGGGCATTAAGCGTCGGAAGTACATCTACGAAGCAAGACTATTTGGAAGGGGTTGAGAAGATGAAGCTTACTCAGGAACAGATTGAAAATATACAGATTGATTACGGTCTCATATACATCAATTACGGCGAAGTGGGAGAAAGGCAGCTTGCTCCTACTCGTGGCGGTGGAACATTTTCCGTAACAAAGAATATCAGGGAAATTGAGTATGACGGCCGGAAGGGCAAGACAAAAGGCATGCAGGTAGTTGACGAAATCAACGCCACGCTATCTGTACCGCTTTTGTGTGCCAGCATGGATAATTTGGCTCTGGCCATGCCGTGGGCGACATATTCGGACGGCAAGCTGTCAGCCAAAAGCGGCAATCTTGGGGCGATACAAGACAGCGCATATCTCTCTAACATAACCATGTTTGCGAAGGTCATAGGCGGAGGATACAAGAAAATCACGCTGTATAACGCCATGACGGAAAACGACTTTTCACTTGCCGCAACACCGAAAGCCGAGGGCGTTGTGACATTGGAGGTCCATGCTCATTGGAATGCCGAAGACGATACGGCTGACCTGTACGACATTGAGGACGTTGGAACAATCAGCGCCGACACAACCGGCCCGACAGTTACCACGGACCCGGACGATGCTGAAACTGGTGTTGATGTAACAAGCAGCCTCACAGCAACATTCAGCGAGGACATTCGACAGGGCGACATCAAGGCTGATAACTTCACGCTAATCAAAGCATCGGATGGTACGGAGGTATCGGGTACACTAACATACTCAGCGGCGACAAAGACAGCGACATTTGACCCGACATCCAATCTGGATGCAAACACTGATTACATCTGGATAATCGCCAATGTGCGGGACTTGGCGGGCAATAAGATGGCTAAAAAAGTGGTAAACTTCAAGACCGCATAAAGAGAGGCGAAAGCCTCTCTTTATTTTTAAGGAGGGATAATGTGGAACCACAAAGCTTAAACCTTTGCGTAAAGATTGAAGGGTTAGATGAAACGAAAAGGCTAATCCACGAGGCAAAAGAGAAAATGAATGAGTTGTCAAAAATACTTGATGCAATTAACAACACCGAAAGAAAAATAACGGCTGAATTTCCGGCGAAACGGGAGGGATAATATGCTTACATTGAAACAGGGCCTGAAACTATCGGCCATAATCGACAAACTCGACTTGAAAATAACAGATCCGAAAGCCGATGCCAATAAAGTCGGAGCGGATCTGATAATGCAGATAATGTCAAAAGCACATAAAGCAGAACAAGAAATCTATGCTTTTGTGGCCGAGACAAAGGGGATAACGCCACAGGAGGCTGAAAAGGTTGACCTTATCGGGTTTATCAAAGAGATAGCCGCCGATGCGGACGTGATAAATTTTTTCAAATCTGCGGTCACCTGAAGGGGCCGCGGATAGTTGAGTTGCTTTCAAAAACATACAATCCAACATTAATCATGGATTTGCCATTGTCGGTAGCAATTGATTACATTGTCTATGCGGTTGAACAGGAAAAAGAACAGGCAGCGTGGGAACTGTGGAACTCTTTATATCCATTTATGGCCATGGAATGGATAAACCATATCAAATTCAAGGAATTCAAAGATGAGTTATTCCAGAAGCAATATCAATATACTCAAAAATCGCTTGATGAGATAGAAGAAGAAATGCTGGCGGTCGTGGCGAAGCATAAAGGCAGGTGAGACTATGGAAATTTTTAAGTTGTTTGGCAGTATATTTGTTGATAACGAAGAAGCTAACAAGAGCATCGCCAAAACAGAGGAAAAAGCCGAAGGACTTGGAACGAAGCTAGGCAACGGCATCAAAACAGCTGCAAAGTGGGGGACTGCAATTGTCGGCGGGGCAACCGCTGCGGTAGGTGGATTGATAGCAGTCACGAACCAGACGGCAGAGTATGCGGACGAAATTGACAAATTGTCAGAGCGTACGGGAATCAACAGAGAAGAATTGCAACGTTGGAAATATGCAGCGTCACAATCAGGTGCCGACATTGGCAAGCTTGAAACAGGCGTCAAGAAACTGTCGGATGTCATGGATGATGCGATAAACGGCAACGAAAAAACACAAGAAGCATTCACAAAGCTGGGTATATCGCTTGATGACTTGAAAAACAAGTCGCAAGAAGACATATTTTCGGCAGTCATGAATGGCTTGGCTGATATGGAACAAGGTGCGCAACGTAATGCACTTGGTAATGACCTTTTAGGTAAGTCTTATACTGAGATGTTGCCGTTACTTAACGCTGGCAGTGGTGGCATGCAGGAACTGAAAGACAGGGCCGACGAACTCGGCATTGTCATGTCGGAAGATATGGTGAAGGCAAACGTAAAGTTCGGTGACACGATGGCAGACGTGAAGGATGCTTTTGGAGGCATTGTAAGAGAGCTCACAAACGCAGCATTGCCGATGTTGCAAAGTTTTCTTGATTTCATCCTTGAACATATGCCACAAATACAGTCAGTTCTATCGAGCGTATTTGACACTTTATCTGGCGTTGTTGCTGCAGTATTGCCACTATTGATGCAATTAGTAGAGGGTGCGTTGCCACCTATTATAGATTTGCTTATGCAAGTTGCAAACGAAGTGTTACCGCCTGTTATCTCGCTTATTACAGATATAATTCAAGCCGTATTGCCGCCGTTAATAGACTTGTTTTCCACCGTTATACAAACAATTTTACCGCCAGTTATAGACTTGCTTAAGTTTATAATTAACACTATTTTACCGCCATTCATCGAATTGTTTACAAAAATTATTAACACGGTGCTACCGCCGCTAATGGAATTATTTAAAACCATTATAGATACATTATTACCGCCAATAATAGATCTTTTTAAGCAAATTATAGATGCGATACTACCGCCACTTATAGACCTGTTTAATGTTTTTATCGACACGGTACTACCGCCATTGATGGAGCTTATAACGGAGATAGTTAACGTAATACTGCCTCCACTGCTCGCCATATTTAACGAGCTAGCGGAAATAGTCTTGCCTTTAGTCATGACAGTATTTGAGGCATTGCTGCCAGTCATTGAGCCTATTATGAAAGCTATTTCTGCGGTCATAAAGACTGTACTTGCACTAATAAAGGGCGACTGGGAAGGCGTATGGAATGGCATAAAAGAGTTTTTCAGCAATATTTGGGATGCTATATGTAAGGCACTTGAAGGGTTCGGTAAGG